TGATCTGTGGCATCAGGTACTTCTGTCCTTTGAATGCCTGGTCAAAGATCAGGTACTTTTCGTTGTGGCGTAATGGGTTGCCTATGTGCTGCCTGTTTACTGTCCATCTGTTCTTCTCGAACTGTGAGCAGATAACAGATGCAAAATCTTCATCACTTACTGCATAGTTGCTGCCCAGCGCTGTATTGTCATAGTAATAGACCACCTCTTTCGAGTGATGGAAACGATAGTACTTACAGAAGTCATCTACTACCTCACGTAATTTACGCTCATACTTCACATAGAATGATTTGATTACTTTAACCTTCGACCATGATGGCTGTCCACATACGAGCCAATTGATATCAGAGTTATAATCGAATGCAACCCTGATAGGGTCATCCAGATCTAAGTCTCCATCCTGCCGGCAGTCGGGTTCTTTGATCTTATCCAGATCATAATCAAGATTAAGCAGGTATGAGTTATCGTATGCAGAATACATATGCCTGGTCTCTGATAATGCGGGATAAAACCCGTCCTTCAGCTTCCCAGGGCGAATGCAAAGAATAGAAGTTTGGAATACAAGGGGAGGGAGATCCCGCTTCATTTGCTGGATATACTTCTTTCCCAATAGTTCAATATTTTCAATAGATGAACATTCACGGTAATAGACAGCGATGCTCCGGAACTGTGCGAGCTTCAGCTGATATTCCCTGATCATTCGCACAGTGTAGGTATTTTGTGTTTGTAATTTAAGTCTGAAGATCTCTCTTACCAGGGATTGAATCATATGGATTAACTCCGGGTCCATCTTATCAGCATAGTTCAGGAACCATGATCCTTTCTTGGTCGTTGGCATATCTGAGATAAACAGCATGCTATTTAACCAGGGACAACTGGCCCAATCTCCTTTAAATCCACCATTAGCCGGAAAAGTCTCATCCTTTAATTTATCGAAGTTCAGGAACTTTGCTTCATCACCCATTACGTACTGAAGCGTGAGTGAGTTGGATGATCCCGGAATATCCTGCGAAATCAAATATTGAACAGATCCGTTATACCAGGATACAACATGGTCAAAGGAAACCGGTTCCCGGACAGGTTTCTTAAAACCTGCTGATTCGGGCGGTTTTCTGCCAACAAAAAAATGAACATTACGACGAAAACCCATATCTTCGAGAGCGGTCAATGTTCCAGGGAGTGTCCGGGTAAGGATCTGCTGAAAAGTGGAACCGACAATAGCTCCTGCACTCCGGGGCATATACTGAAGATTTCGAAGTAACCATGGAGCTGCTATGCCGTGTGTTTTCCCGATTCTACGTCCCCCAACAAATACAGAAGTGTGAGCAGCTGTGTATCTAAATTCCAGTTGCGGATCGTTATAATAGATCTTTTTAGTTTCAATCGTTTCGCTCATGATCTACCTCCTCATAGCCAATATCTTCAATATCAATTTCACCTTTGTATTTTTCGTACATCTTTCGGATTTCCTCTTCTTTATTGGCAAGCGGTTTCACCTTCAGAACCGTCACATCGTTGGTTGGCTCAATTGATGTTGGAAGGATCTCTTCCCAGGGATATTCAGTTGCATCTTCTTTGTCCAGTCTGTTATATTTACCCAAAACGTTTGTAGCCAGAATTACCTTTTTCCAGTCGCCGGTTAATTTACATGCTGCAATGGCTTCTTTCAGGGTTTCATTGATCAGGTACCTCATCCACTCTTTGCTGGCATTGCGAACGTTCCCAAGTAAAACCCTGATATTGGCAATATCGCAATAAGCCTGTGTCGTTGATATTCCAAATTCATTAACCAGGTAATCGCGCAACTTGATGTCGGGAATAGACGGGTTTTCGAGTGATTGAGCATAGGCAGCCCGGTAACGCTTCAGCTGGTCACATTCAACCGGCGTAAGATGCTGCTGTTCGTCGAAATCGTTGAACAACACATCGTGAAACTTATCGAGATTGGGTTTTCGGCTCATTCAGGGTTTTAATAGCAAAAGAGCCGATAAGATAATTATCAGCTCTTTCGAATTTATCAGACAGGATATCAAACACATCGTGTGAATGTTAACCCAATTCAGTTTCGTCGATGACGCCATGTTTGGCCAGTTTAACCAGCGTTTCAAGACTGATATCCGCTTTCTTCGATCTCAGAAATGTTACCCTGGTACGAAGATCAAGTTTCATCTTTTCGTGCTTCTCATCTTTCAGCGTTTCCATTTTAGAGATATTGCGTGAAAGGTAGGTCCTGGCAGCATTGATCTGTTTATACTCTTCCTGCTCTCCGGTTGCTGCCACTAAATCATCAGCCGATATTTTCCCTGCAGCCCAGTCATCAATGATTTTCCAGTTGGCAGTGATACCATCATCAAGCGTGTCGATGATAGCCCGTTTTTCGGCCCGTTCCTCGTCGGTTTTAGCGAGCTTCATCTGTTCGTGGAGCGTACGCATGTTTTTATAACTGGCAGTGTTCTCGTCGTACAGCTTTTTAAGCTCTTCCGGAAGATCATCATACTGAACTTTGCCATCCTTGATGATCCGTACCTTCTGCTCTGCAGTGTCGATTACATTGCCGGCATCGGTAATTCCGTTTACTTTCTCCCCGGAAGATTTAACCATCTTCAAAATCGGACCTATCGGCATAACCGGAGCATCCTTCAGTGTGGGCCGGTCGCTGATCTTTTGAAGCTCATACGTCAGCTTCAATAAATCGTGTTTCCGTGCCAGGTATAACGCAAGTGCCCGGTTGTGCGAGAATCGTACAAACAAGACATAACCGGCTTCAAAATCCTTTGTTTCAGAATCCAGCCAATCTTTTATTTCTTCATGTGGTGTCATAATCACAGTTTTAAAAACAAAACCGGAGCGTTGGCCCCGGCTTTGTTTTATTTGTTAGTGTCTATACAGTGGGGGTAAATACGCCGGTTTCAATATCAAGTGAGCCTTCTGCTGTTACCAATGCACCGATATAATTCGGGAGCGGGGTAGTGGCAGGGGCTGTTACCTCGATGGTAATACCCTTTGCTGATCCGGGTGCATCGCCTGAATCGCCTTTTACAGTTACTTCAAGGTCATAGTTTTCGTCTCCAAGTACGATGTACCGTTTTTCACTTTCGTGAGGAAGGGGCACAATAAAAATGACATTTGAGTTGATAGCAGATTTCGCCAGGCTCTTGGCCTCGTTGCTGATATCAGGAAATTTGAATGTTCCTTTATTGTTGAACATTTTACAATCCTTTTCGCCAATTGGTTCAAAATCTACTTTCCCTTTTCCCTGGGTTGTGTAGAGTCTATTCCACTTTTTACCTACTACAAGTCCAAAGTCACCTGCTAAGGTAACGTTATCAGTAGCAGTTAGCGGAGCGCCAATAATTTTAGGCCAGGTAATAATGAAGCTCTTGTCAATAAAGTAAACTTCAGTCTTGATGCCAGACGGGTTTATTTTCCCGGCTGGCCATAATAGATTTTCGAAGATCATATTTCAGAGATTAAACTGAGTATTTCATTACTTTCATAAACCTCTTGTCAAGAGTATCGAAACCAACACCATAATAGGCCATCATAAAGAACTGAACCATTTTTGGGTTGTCGCATTCGCGGATTTTAACATCCTCTTTGTCGCTGTCCTGATCGCAACCAACAAGCATATTGCCTGGAAGTGTAAAGATTAACTTGTCAGTACCCTCCATATTGTCAAGAGGAACAAAGTTGCATCTCTTGTCAGAGCCAATCAGCGTTTTTTGAGTAAAGTCAGCATTCCATGGAGCATGACCAAACTCAACCTGGAACCAATCTTCATACATTTCAAGTACTGAATATGGAAGATAAAGATTTGGGCGTTGCTTTTTCAGCAAAGGATTTAATCCGCGCCATGCGTCCTTCAATACATCACCAACATTGGTGGAAGTAATGGCAGTAAGCGATACGTCGACATAGTTACCTTTTCCGGTAGCAAGTTCTCCAGCTGTGATTTTGGCAGCCAACTGAGTGGCCCAACCGTTGAACAGATCAGCAGAGGTGGTGCCAACAGCATTACGTACTGCAGTGAAAGAAGCGTCGTAAAGTGCTTCTCCAACTTTCTTTGCCATTTCAAGGGCTACAAGCCTTGCGATTTCGCGCTCAGTAGGTCGCTTGTTGGTCTTTTCGGTGTAGAGCGTACCAAGGATTGTGTTCGGGTCGAACTCTTTAACCACGTCACCCAGGAATGTTGACCATTCATAAGGAACAATAGTTGTGTTGTCCGTCGCATCTTTGGCGGTGCGGTAAGGTCTGAGCTGAGCATCGGTGTCTAATGTTCCACCGACGACAGTGCCCTGAATGCCTGTCCTAAGCGTCATGTATTGAAGCATGTCGCTTAATACAGCTACCGGCATGGTAAGAAGTTCCTTCCTAAACTGTTTGCCGGCGTC